ATACATGCAAATCATCTCCCATGACCATCAGATGATAAGCCTCTACTCCGAACGAATCGTTATAGAACTTATTCAAAGACTCTGATGTTGCTCCACATGTAAAATATGGGTAAAAACATATTCCTCTGTAATCAATTGGGTTCTTATGTTCATGTCCATATAATTTTGCTACTTCATGACTAAGTTCAGAAGCAAATGGGCCTAATTTATCTAACCAATAACCTGATACATTAAAGATTAGTCTAGGGACCATTTTCTCACTGGTACACAATAGTTCATCGGATTTGACACTAACTGAGATGCTAGTATCCTGTGTACCCAGAGCTTCTTCTAAGGAAACTTTTAGTATCCTATTCTTCTGGACTGGCTTTAGCTCTTTAAACCACTCTTCACGAGTATGGTCATTCATTAAGATTTGACATCTTAACATACAGTCCAAGACTTTGGGCAAGTGTGCTCTTGCATGTGCGAACATAATACTATTTGGTATATCTAAAGCTCTTTTATGCCAAGCTCCTAATAGATTATCAAAACTAGGAGCTGGTTTCTTGAAGTGGCCAACATTGTAAAATATTGGAAAATAACCTTCATAAGAGTTGTGATCAATAATATCACAGTGTTTAGTTTGTGTTCCAGCAGATGCTTTTCCAGTAGCTCTCCTCAAGTCTTTTGAGTAATATTCCTCTCCTTTTGGGATCTTTGGGTAGCGTGATGGTAGTATCATCACTTCATGGCTATATACTTCAACGTGGCCGACTCTAGATACATCAATATCGTGCTCAACACTTCTATTAATGTCATCTAACCACTCGGTATATACACTCGGAGTCTGATAGTCTTTAGTAAACAGATTTTCTTGTATCTTCAACAATAAAGAATTGATTTGTCGATGTTTATTCAAACGTTCACTAAAACTATATTTCATGGACTCTTTATGCCAGTGGTAATTGTCCCACGTGCCATATTTTAATTTCTCCAACCACCCTATGAGTCTCCAGCCACCTGGGACACATTTAACTAGTTCTTCGCAAACAACACTAATTTCTGGACATGATTTAACCAAAGTCAATTGAGTCATGTCGTATTGGCGATTTACTAATATTTTCTCTGCATAGTTACCCAACATGAC